GCTGAATCTGCAGTATGTTTGTTACATTATCAAGATATGCCATGTGTTACACCCTCCACCAATGCGGTGTGATTTCTACTTTGGTTATATGTCCGGAATACGCTACCGTGTTGCGCCCGGGTGCCAATACCGGGAAATCATTCCCGGAAAAGCTGACGTAACTGTTGGCGTTGTCCGTGTCGTGATAGCAGTCCATCATCTCGCTGTCAATATCCACATATGCGTACTGCTGTGCTATCTCAATCTCACAGTCTCCTATCTGCAGATCACCGTATCCGGTCACCCGGATCAGGGGCCGTGCATCAAAGGCCGTGGGATTCTCAATTCTCCCGCCGGTAGCAATCGTATGTTTAAGCTCCCCTGTCTTCAGGAAGCGGCGCGGGTCGCAGTAAAACTTTACGTCATACTGCCCCGCGTCCTTGCTGAGCGTAGCATTTACGCTGATCTCTCCCCTGAACAGCGCACGCCTGAACTCTTCCGGGTAATAGCTGTCTTCAAGGCGCTGGTAGCCGCTGAGTGCAAGCATGGCGCTTTTGAATCCCGCAAAGCTTTCCCGGAAGTTTTCATGTGAAAAAGCAGGGTACGCAAGTTCTATATTCTCCATGCGGTTCCCGGACATGATCAGGTCACCATTTCGCCCAGGTACCGCGATTGTGTCGTAGACCTTGCGAGGTGCATTAAAGACCGCGTCCCCGCTGATATATATGCCATAGTTGCGGCTGTCTATGCCGCCATAAATAAAATGGTTACGCAAATACGGCCTCCCTCTGCCTCTGAAGTTGTGTCAGGCGGTCGCTCACGCGGTCGGCCAATTCCACAACGTCCATGCCGGGCGTGGCGTACACATTGATTGTGGTTTCACCCATGGATGCCGCGGCTATATCCCGCAGCAGCTGATCGCGTCCATAGACGATTTCCCCAGAACCGCCGCCGTCTCCGAATCCCCTGCCGCCTACTACGGTCGGAGAGGTGAACAAATACGGCTGATCGTATGCCTTCTTGTACCACTCGATATTGAAAGCGGAAGGTGACGGAATCATTCCGATCAGGGGAATGTCGTAGTACAGGCTCGGATCGTCGCTCAGGGTGATGTGCGGCAGCTTCAACTCGGGCAACTTCCATTCGAAGTTGAAAAAGCCTTTGATGGCTTCAATGCAATCACCCACAAAATTCTTTGCACTCTCGATTTTGTCGTGGATCGTAGTGTAAATACTTTCAAAAATGTCCTGCACGGTCTGTTTTGCCGTCTCAAATCCAGATGAGATTTTTTCCTTCACGGTATCCACGACATCTGTAACCGTCTGCTTGACCGCTTCCCACTTCTCGCTTACCGTGGTCTTGATGGCCTCGACCGTATCCGTCACAGTGGTCTTGATGGCTTCCCATGTCTCGGATACAGCGGTTTTCAGCGTGTCAATGGTAGTTGAGACGTTGGTCTTCAGCTCTTCCCACGCCTGACTGACTCTTTCCTTCAGGGTAGCGGCCCACTGGCAAACCAAATCCCAATTGTTATAAAGCCAGACGCCGGCGGCAATAGCTGCCACAATAGCTGCCACTACCAGACCAAAAGGTGATATCAGCATTCCAAGACCGCTGATCAGCGCACCGCCCGCTGTTACAACCGAACCAATACCGGTCACAATCGCACCCACAGAAGAAATCAGCGTGCCGATGATCGTTATGACAGGACCGACCGCCGCCACAATCAGCGCGGCCTTTGCGATGGCTTCCTTCTGCTCTTTGCTCAGGCTGTTGAACCACTCCGTTGCGGCCTGAATCTTTTCAACCACTGCCGAAATCGTGGGCGCCAGTGCCTGACCAAAAGCAGTGACAGCAACGTCAATTGTGGACTTCAGCTTTTCCAAAGAACCGCCAAATCCGCTCATCATGGCCTCTGCCATCTCTGTTGTAGTACCCTGTACGCCGATTGCCTCGCTCAGTTCTTCGACGTCTGCCGGTGCCGCATTGATCAGGGCAAGCCATGGTGCCATCTGGTTCTTGCCAAAGATGGCCGACGCCGCGGCAATCTGTTCGGATTCGGACAGCTTAGCAAAAGCGTCGTGCAGTTCGCGCTGGATCGTGACAGAATCCTTCATGGAGCCGTCAGCATTCGTTACGGAGATGCCCAGCTTTTCCATCATGTTGGCCCCTGCTTTGGCAGGTGATACCAGCCGCGCAAAGCCGGTTTTCAGGGCGGTTGCACCCTTGTTGGCATCAATACCGTTATCGGCCAGCACGCCCAGATACAGCGCCGCATCCTCGACCTCATAACCTGCCGCCGAGAAGATCGGCGCCGCAATGCTCATGGAGTCCGACAGACTGTTAATATCCAGTGCAGAATTGTTGCAGGCATTAGCAAAGGTGTCCGCATACCGCTCAGCTTCACCGAAGCTGTCACCAAAACCGTTGATGGTAGCCACAAGTCCGGCAGATACCGTGTCAAGGTCGCCGCCTTCACCGGCTGCCAGATTCATGGCAGGGGCAAGCGTCTTTGCCGCTTCGTCTGCCTTTAGACCGGCACGGGCAAAGTTCAGCATGGCACCCGCGGCGTCACTCATCCCGTAGGTTGAATTTGCAGCCGCTGAGCTCATGGCATCCATGAGCATATCGGCTTCCTCTGTCGTGTTGCCCATGGTTTTGTTGGCAAGCGTCATAGTCTTGTCAACATCCGCAAAGCTTTTGACTGCGGCAGTAGCTACGCCGACAATCGGGACAGTAACGTGCGTGGTAAGGCTCTTGCCGAATGCAGCAATTTTGTCGCCTACTCCCTGAATCTTACCGCCGGCGTCCTGAATATTGCCGCCGATGGTCTTCAGCTTCTCACCAACGCCCATCACTTCCTGCTTGGCGACAGAGCCGAAGGACTTAAACTCCTTCTGCAGATTCTTCAGGCTGTTCTCATCCTCGACGATCTGCCGCTGCAGGGCTTCCATCTGGGCCTTTACTTCGGGCGTCTGGTCGGCAGAAGCAAGCTGCTTCAAAGCTTCCTTTTCTGTATCCAGCTTTTCTTTCGTTGCCTTGATGGCATTAGAAAGGTTTTCCTGCTTCTGCTTCAGCAGGTCGGTGTTGGTGGTGTCGAATTTCAGGAGTTTATTCACATCCTTGATGTTATCCGATGTGGTTTTCAGCTCCCTGTTGACGCCTTGCAGAGCCTTTTGAAGCGGCGTAGTATTGCCGCCAATCTCAATTGTGATTCCTTTGATTCTGCTTGCCATATCTTAGAACCTGTCAAAATCTGTCTGCGTTGCTACGTAGTTATATTTCTCCGCATCGTTCGCCCGTTCCGTGAGGATGTCCATGATCATGCCGATGTCGTACATATGTAGGTCTTGTATGGATATCCCCAGGTCAAGGCACCTGGACAAAAACAGGCCGGTGGTAAATGGCCGGTCAGTTATTCGCCCTTTTTTTTTGCTTTGGAAGTGGTCGCCGCCTGCTGATAATAGATATCCATGATCTGCTGCGTGGCAAGGATCAGGTCGAGCGGCTCAAACTCAGAAAGCCATGTCAGGAAGGTCTCAAAAGTGAGTTTTTGAAGCTCTGACGGCTTGTCCTTATATTTGGCCTGCATTGCCATGATGAAACCCATCTTCTGGAAAAGATCGGTGTTGTCGTTGCCGTCCTGCGTAAGCTTCAGGAAATCTTCCTGAAAGACTTTCCGGTAATAATAAAGAGAGGCCGCGTCGGCGGCCATCTCGATCTGCTTGTTTCCTGCTGTGATTGTTCCGTACATTCTTTACCTCCTTACTGACCCGGCTGGTATACGCTCTGGAACCATGCGTTGTATACATCGTTAGTCGTGTCGGCAGATGTCCGGGCCTTCACGACCTCTTTGCCGACAAAGTTCCCAGTCTCCCCGCCGATGGTAATACTGTTGGCGGAAATGGTCAGCGTCTCAGTCTGCGGCTCGATGCTCTCCTCTTTGGTGTTGCCAGACAGCGCCGGGCGGGAGCTTGTGCAGTTGTATAGCACGTGGCGTACAGCTTTGACGTCCCCTTCGAACTGGAACAGCAGGGCGAAATGCTCAACTGCCGCATTCATGTCCTCGATCAGCACGTTATTTTCGTCTGCGGTCTCACCCAGAATATCCTTGCGGAAAGAATCCGGAATATAGGCAAGCTCAAAGTCGCCTTCGTAACCGCTGTTTCCGTTTCCGACCCAGTACACCACATTGTCCGCATAAAATTCCGTATTTTCACCCTGCGCATCCAGCGACAGGCTGACAGCGCCCGGAAGCGCTACCGGCGTTGCATACGTTGCGGTGCCATCTGCTGCAATGGTGGCTTTCGCATAATATACGTTCTTAATACCGTATTTGATCTTGTTTGTAGGATTGTTAGGCATTGTTTAACCCTCCGTAATGATTACGTCCATCTCATAGACCACTTCGTGCATCCGCTCACTGTCCAGATACTCTTCTTCCTTGCTCCAGACCATACCGTGCGACCGCAAGACGGCCTCGACAGTCTTTTCCAGCGTAAAGTCTTTGGCATCCGTGTAGAGCTCAACAGCTAAGTGGTTGATCTGCTGATAATTTTCATTGTCCGCAAGAAAATCGTTGTCCTGCGGATAAAAAAAGCAAATAAACGGCGGGTCAACCGCCGTGTCCTTCGTAAACTGATAATAGGCGTAAGGTACGCCAACCTCTGCGACCATGGCCGCTACTTCCTGCGTGGTCATCTCGATAACTCCATTGTGACAAGCTTTTCAAGTTCGGATTCGGCCCACTCTTCGACCGGCTTGATGTGCACGACCGGCGGAACCCTGCCGCCACCGCGCTTCGCATGACCGTTTTCAAGCAGATGCGCCAGCTGATAGGTGCCGCTTTTGCCGTATACGGTAGCGGTCGCGCCGGTGCGGGTGGTGGTGCTTGTAGACGTCCACCCCTTCTTGTAACGGCCCGTTTTACGCGGCGATTCCTTGCGAAGCTTCGCGGCAGCATCTTTGCCAACGGCAGGGACGATCAGCTGCAGGGATTTTGTCGCTTCCTCACCGTATTCTTCCAGAATCTTGCTGACCGCCTTGGAAAGATCAATTTCCCGCGCCATTTGTGCCGCCCTTCC